TTGAAGATAGAGAAGATAAAGACATCGATAATGATGGTGATTCTGATGATAGTGATGAATATTTGAGAAATCGCAGAAAGGCAATTTCTAAATCTGTAAAAAAAGAATCTACAGATCCTTGGAAAGATAGAAATTGGGGTGATCCTTTACCTACCTTGGCAGATTATGTAAAATCCACTTTGAAAAAAGAGGAAAAAGTTGAAGAAGCACAATCATCTGCACAGAAAGCTGCATTTAAAAAAATGTTAGATAAGAAAAAAGGAAAAGATGATGATGATAAAGTTGATGAAGCTGCAGCTGACCCAAAACTTAAAAGTATGAGATCAAAGTTAAGTAAATTAAGACTTAGAATTGCACAAATGGAGAATGAGCCTGGTGGATCTGCAAGAGCTGAAAATCTTAGAAAACAAAGAAATTCTTTAAGAGATCAAATTGCTAAACTTTCAGGATCTGCTCCAAAACAGGGTAAATGGTCTAAGAAACTTGGTAAATAAATGATTACGTTAAAAGATATCATAAAAGAATCTAAATGGACAGACCGTAAATGGGGTGATCCTTTACCTACTTTAGAAGATTATATGTCTGAAGCCGAAATGAAATTACAACCTAAAGGTGGTGGTAAAACAGTTACATTTAAAGATAAAGACAACTATGAAAAGGCTAAAAGTTCAGGTAAGTATGAAGACCCCGAAGGGTCAGGAGATGGTGGTGAAAAAGAAGAACCATCTGGTAATATAGGTGCTGATGATTACGAAAGAGATACTGATACTACTCGTGGAGACCCCGATGATTCTTGGGATGATGAAGAAGGTAAACCAAAACCAAAAGATGCTCCAGCAGCTGGAGCTGGTGGAGAAGAACCAAAAGATGATGAGTATGCAATAAGTGGAACTGACTCAGATGACCCAGCAGGTGGTAAAGGTGATGCTTGGATGCACGGTAAGGGTGCAGAAGAACCAAAAGATGAAATTGATGGCAAAGAGTATGGTGAAGGATTTTCTAAAGATAATTCACATTTTTTTGATGAGTTGATAGGAAGTACTGAAGATGGGAATGATGAATTATCTGATATGTTAGATGCAGTAAAAAATAATGATTGGGAAAAATTTAAAGCTGGAGTTCAAGATATATCGGATGATACTACGAGAGAACATTTACAAAATTTTATAAATCATGTAGATGCTGGAACATATAAAAGTGAATTTCCAAGTGGTAAAAAAGGTATAAAAAATGCTCAAAAAGAAACTATGGAAATGTTTAGACAGGGAGCAACTTATAACGAATCCATTACAATAGATGGAAAACAATATAAAAGAATTTCCGAATCAGTCGAACCTAAAGTATTTGATCCACATAAAGAAGCAAAAAAACAACTTGGAGATTTATATACTAGGATGAAAGGTAAATAGAGGTTATAATTGATAGAAGTTAAGGTTAGAAAGAATAACATTGAAAAAGCTTTACGAGAATTTAAGAGAAAGGTTAAAGACTCTAAATTAATGCTAGAATTGTCTGAAAATAGTTATTATACCAAGCCATCTGTTAAAAAAAGGCGGCAAAAGCTATTAGCTAAGCTCAGATTTAAGCAAAATACAGAAAAAGACAATAATATTAACTAATTTTAGACCTTTTTGTTAAAAAAGTTTATATTTATATAAAAACAAATACACTATCGGGAAAACCTTCCCATCATATAGTGTACCAATGAATATGTCATATAATAGTTCTCAATAACTATTTTAAATCCAAACAAAGATAATTATTAATTTAATTATAGGAGAAAAACAATGGATGATCTTTTAAAAGAAGCCATTGCAGATGCGAAAGCAGTTCGTGAAACAGCTCTTGAAAATGCCAAAGTTGCTTTGGAAGAAGCTTTTACACCCCGCTTGAAATCTATGTTGTCTAAGAAAATTCAATCTGAGATTGATGAAGTAGAAGACGATGAAGTAACAGAGCAGGATGAAGAAGCCGAAGAAGAAGCCGAAGAAGAACCTACAGATGAAGGTGTGTATGAAGATGATGAAGATCCTTCTGATGAAGATTCTGAAGAAGAATATGGTGAAGAAGAAGCTCCTGAAGAAGAAATGCCAGAAGAAGGTATGGAAGAAGAAGGAGTTATCGAGATTAATGGTGTAAAATATGCACCAGTTGTTTCTGAAGAAGATGAAGAAGAGGGTGAAGAAGAAGCCCCTGAAGATGAAGAAGATGAAGCAGATGATGATATGGGTGAAGGTGAGGATCTTGATTTAGAAGCCGTTCTGAGAGAATTAGAATCAGAATTGGAAGAAGATGAAGATGCTGATTTTACTGAAGAATCTGAAACTGATGAATCTGATGAATCTGTTGATGAATCTGATGAAGTCGATGAAGAAAAAGAAGATGTTGACGAAGAAGTTGACAAATCTTCTGGTATCGGTAAATCTGATAATCACAAAGGCGAATCTGATGAATCTTCTAAAATAGGCGTTCCAGGAAAAGCAAAACACGAATCAGTTGAAATAACTGAAGGTGATGATGATCCTGACGTTGAAGAAGTAGAAGAAGAAATTGATTTAGAAGAAGTATTAAGAGCACTTCAAGAAGAAGATGAAGAAGATACTACCTCTGAAGATATGGAAAATCTTCAAACAGAACTTGACGAGCATCGCGATGTCGTAAAATATCTTCGTTCTAAGTTGAACGAAGTCAACTTACTTAATGCAAAACTTTTGTTCACAAATAAACTGTTCAGGTCGTACGGTTTGTCTAATGATCAGAAAATGAAAGTAGTTGAAACGTTTGATAGAGCAAAGAACCTTAGAGAAGTCAAGTTGGTTTATGCAACTATGGCAGAATCTTTTGTTAATGGCTCTATTAGAGAAGAAATTGTTAAAGAATCAAAAAAGGGGTCAGCTTCAAAACCAGTTGCTAGCACGAAATCTGAAAAACAGGAACAAGAAATTATTACTGAATCAGATGTAATGAAGCAGCGTTTTAAGAAGTTGGCTAATATCCTTTAAAACTGGAGAATTATTATGTCAAGTAAGGCAATAGCAGAAATTATGGATGGCTATAATCCACATATTGAGCGTCGGAATGAAACGAAGAAGCTCATAGAAAAGTGGGAAGCTACCGGTCTGTTAGAAGGTTTAGAAGACGAAAATAAAGTTCATACAATGGCACAGTTGCTTGAAAATCAAGCACGTCAGCTTATTGATGAATCTTCAAGAGTTGGTGGACCAGGTACAGAAGAATGGAGTGGAGTTGCACTTCCTCTAGTTAGACGTATCTTTGGTGAATTGGCAGCACAGGAATTCGTTTCTGTTCAGCCTATGAACCTTCCATCAGGTCTGATTTTCTATCTAGACTTTAAATACGGTACAGCCAATCAAGGCTTTAGCGTAGGTGAAGATGTTTATGGTAACACATCAGCATCTGGCGATGCAAGTGGTGGTCTGTATGGTGCAGGTAAGTTCGCTTACTCAACCAAACAGCAAGTCACAGCTGAACAAGTGGCACACGCATCAACTGTAGCAAGTGGTACTTTTACTACTGGCTCAGTAGCAGCAAGAGATATCGATTATGAACCTGATTTAACTATCGGAACAGCGGGCGATGATAACGCACTTACTAAAGTGACTGTATCTACCGCAGGTATGACACGTCCCGATACAGAAGCAGTTCGTTCAATGGTGATATCTGGTTCAGGATTTGATGAATATTTCCCTGCATATACAAAACTATCTGGTTCATCTAGTACAGAAGTGGTTTTTGTCGTAAGACAAGATGCCCAAGGTACAGTTGGTCCATTGACAGTTAATTATAGTGCACAACCTACCGATTCAACTCGTGGTGACTTTGAAGTTAGCACAAGTGAAGATTGGGCAGGCGATACGGGTGATATCGGAATTCCAGAAATTGATATTCAGTTAAGACAAGTTAGCATCGTTGCTAAAACTCGTAAACTGAAAGCAGTATGGACTCCTGAGTTAGCTCAAGATCTTAACGCTTATCATAGTGTTGACGCAGAAGCAGAGCTTACGGCAATGTTAAGTGAATACGTTTCGATGGAAATCGATTTGGAAATCATAGACATGCTTAGAGCAAACGCAGATGCTAAGACCGAATATTGGTCAGCAAGAGTTGGATATGAACGTCCAACTGGAGGCGGAGCTTTCGCACAGTCAAGTGGTGAATCTAATGCTTATACAAAGGGTGAATGGTTCCAGACTCTTGGAAACAAAGTCCAAAGTGTAAGTAACGCAATTCATCAGAAAACTCTACGTGGTGGTGCTAACTGGATGGTGGTTTCACCTGAAACAGCAACAATCATAGAGAGTATTCCTGGATATGCAGCAGACACTGATGGCAATGCATCGAATAGCTCATTTGCAATGGGTGTACAAAAGGTAGGTATGTTGAATAGTCGCTATACCGTTTATAAGAACCCTTACATGCTCGAAAACGTCGTATTAATCGGTTTTCGTGGAAGTAACTTCTTAGAAACTGGTGCGGTTTATGCTCCATACGTTCCTTTGATTATGACTCCTCTTGTCTATGATCCTTCTAACTTTACTCCTCGTAAAGGGGTAATGACGCGTTACGCGAAGAAGATGGTCAGACCCGAGTTTTATGGTCAAGTAGTCGTAGCAGACGTTAATTACGTTTAATCGTAGTTAGTCATTCTGAGATTTAATCTCAAATAAAATAAGCCCTACAATTTGTGGGGCTTTTTTTATGTCCTGAACTATTTATTACTATATGGAGAATTATATGGATATAATATACAAAATAACAAGTCCAAGTGGGAAATCTTATATTGGAAGAACAAAAGATTTTAGTCAGAGAATGATAGAGCATAAATCTGAGGCAAAGAGAAATTCAAATCGTTCTATACATAAATCAATTAACAAGTATGGTTGGGATAATATGAAGCAGGAAATACTAATGGAAGTTCATCCAAGAGAGTCACAGGATATAGAAGAATTTCTAATAAAAAAGTATGATACAGTTAAAATTGGATATAATGAAACTTACGTTGGTGGTGGTGGAGATCAGTGGAAAGGGAGATATGACACTCCAGAATATAAACAGTTTGTGGAAAAGATGAAAGAAATAAATGGTGGCTATCAAAACGGAATGTATGGTAAAAAACACGGACAATCTACAATAGTGGAAATGAAGAAAAAATCAGTAGGTCGTTTTTCACTTCCCTGGTTTCAAGATAAGTATGGGAAAACAGAGGGTCAAGTTAAATATGATGATAGATGCCTGATGTTAAAAAATAGAGTGATAAAGAAGGATAAATATGGCAGATTTACAAAATAGATTTATAAAATAAAATAAGCCCTACAATTTGTGGGGCTTTTTTTATGCCTATTTATAGGGGGTGTTATATTTATAGATGAAGAAATATATTTATTTTAGGAGATGATAATGCCACAAACAGCAATATGGCCAGGAAGTAGTTCATTTGCATCAGGACAAACACCATTCGGGATATATGATAGTGATACTCAATTTTCTGGATCTGGAACTAATTCTGTTGATAGATTTTCAGATTGGTGTGCTAAAAGATTAGGATACCCAATTATGGATGTCGAAATGCAATCTGGCTCGTTTTATGCGGTTTATGAAGAAGCTGTTACAGAATATTCAGCACAAGTAAACCAATTTAATATTAAAGATAATTTATTTAATTTGACAGGTCAATCTACAGGGTCCAATTTGACACATAGAAATATTACGCCTACACTTGGTAGAACGGTTAAATTATCCAATAGATATGGGACTGAAGCTAGTACTCCGGTTGGTGGTAATGTATCATTAAAAAGTGGTAGTATAGATACAGTTGTTGACCAACAAGTATATGATTTAAATGCATTATGGGCAAATGTATCAGAAAGTGGTAAAGCTATAGAAATTAGAAGACTTTATCACGGACCAACACCAGCAATTCAGAGATATTTTGATCCATATGCAACTACTGGATATGGAACTCATAAAATGATAGAAGGATTTGGATTCGGTGGAATGTCTCCTGCAGTAACATTCACATTAATGCCTATATTTGAAGATTTATTAAGATTACAGGCTATTGAAATGAATGACCAAATTAGAAAATCAGCATATTCATTTCATTTGGTGGGCAATAAAGTGAGAATATTACCAATTCCAGGAACTAATTTTAAAATATGGTTTGAATATTATTTAACAAGTGAAAAAGACGATTCCACAAGCACTGATCATGGTGGATCATCATTGGCTTCTATATCAGATTTTTCAAATGTTCCATATGATAATATGGTATATAGTCAAATTAATGATGTTGGAAAACAATGGATTCGTAAATATGGATTAGCATTAGCAAAAGAACTGTTAGGAGCAATTAGAGGTAAATATACTAGTATTCCAATTCCAAATTCTGAAACTACTCTAGATGGAGATTCGTTAAGAAGTGAAGCATCTACAGAAAAAGAAATTTTAATTACACAGTTACGTGAAATGTTAGAGGACTCAACTCGTAGGTCATTGATGGAAAGAGATAAAGATGAATCAGATATGTTATTAGAAAAATTGCAAAAAGTACCTTTACCAATTTATGTAAAATAGGATTAAAATATGCCAAGTCGTTTTTTAAGTCAAACAGATAGAAATTTTTTTACTTCTATAAATCGAGAATTGGTTGGTAATTTAAAAAATGAAAAAGATGGAATTATCAATCAAACCTGTGTATTATATAGAATATCAGCTGCAGATACTATGACAAATCTGTATGGGGAAGCGTCTGCAGGTAAAACATATTTAGATGGTGTTAAATTACCTTGTTTAATACAAGCTGATGATTTTGATTTTAATACAGAAGAATTTGGAGCTGATTTAAGACAAACTGCACAATTTTGGTTTGAAAGGGAATATCTTACAGAATTGAGTTTAGTTATTGAACCAGGTGATATCTTCGATTGGAATTATACACATTTTGAAGTAGGAACTATGAATGAGAATCAACTTGTTGGTGGGCAAGTTGATAGTAATTGGTCTGTTGTGTGTAATTCATTCTTAATAAGACGATCTAATTTACAAATTGAAAGGCAAAGAGGTAGTTAGTGGCTAGATCAAAACCTATACCAAGAACTATTAGACAAAGATTTACTACTCCACCAATGAATCGTGGATTGGCCAGAAAGCGTGGTGATAATGTAAAGAATGTAGAAGTTACATTGATGGATCATGATGCGGCTATTATGTATTATTTTACTAATGTGATACAACCTACAATTATGGAAGCTGGTGAAGTTGTAAAGGTACCAGTTTTATATGCAAATCCTGAAAGATGGCAATCTATTCGTAAAACAGGTCATTTGAGAGATAAAAAAAGACAATTAATTACACCTTTGATTGTTTTTAGAAGGTCGTCTATACAAAAAGATGAAACTTTACCTGTAGATAAGTTAGATGCTAATGACCCAAAATTATTTTATACTTTTGAAAGAAAATATACAAATAAGAATAGATATGATAAGTTTAATGTTCAAAAAGGATTAACAAAATCAAAAGAATATTATACTGTGGCAATGCCAGATTATATGACAATGACATATGAATGTATAATTTGGACACCGTTTATTGAACAAATGAATGCTATAGTTGAAAAAATAAATTATTCAGATGGTGCATATTGGGGAGAACCAGGAAAATTTAAATTTAAAGTAAATATAGATAGTTTTGAAAACAATACAGAGATGGCGGATAATGAGCGTCTTATTAAAACTACATTTTCTTTTAGTTTTAGGGGATATTTGGTTCCAGAATCATTTAATGATTATGTTACTACTACAAAATATTTTAGTCCATCAAGAATAGATATTATGGATGAAACAGATGGAAGTTTTTCAACAATGTATAGACCAGATACTAAAACTGAAACAGTTAGGATTTTAGGAACAACATTGGGGTCGAGTTTACCAAGTGGATTGGCGGGCGCAACAGATTTTATTAGAGGAGTGTCACCTTCATCAGGTCAAGAAATACAAGATTTACAATTTACTAATATCTATGGTGGAGATACTAGATATATAATGAGATATGGTGGAGAGCCTACTAGTTCAGCAGATATTAAAGCGGTTTTGACTCTTGGATATGTAAGTGCTTCTTTTTTGGAACAATTTACATATATGTCTGGGTCACAATCTTCTTCATTGGATACTGTGCCTACACCAGATAGACAAAATTATACTATATCGATACCTTCAGGACATAAAATAAGAAATGGGTCTGTTTCAGTTGGAATAAATGGTCAAATTTTAACTAGTCCAGCTAATCAAGAGGATACGACAAGTTCCAAAGATTTTTTTATGTCTTCATCAAGTGCTGGATTTATTAGTATTAATAAAAAACATAGCAGCGCAAATACAATACAGGGTATTG